AGCGTATTTCTTTCTATTAAGGTCCAATTGCTTTCTTGCTTCTTCTGCTTTTCTAATTGCTTCCGCTTGCGCTTCGGCAGCTTTTCTATTTGCCTCATCAATCTTTTGCTGCGCTTCAAATGCTGCTTGCTCCGCTTTCATTTTGTCATCTAAGGCCTTTTGCTCTGCTTCTGCTTTGGCTTTTATTTCTTGTTGTTCTTTCGTCAATGCTGCAGTATTTGCATTGCTTGCGTCTGTACTTTCACTTGTCGCATAAGTATAGGCAGCAACAGCAGAACCAGCAGCAACCAAACCTGTGATGGCCAAGCCTATCGGATTTGCCTTTACCGCTGCGTTAAACGCTAACTGTGCGACCTTTGCTATATTTGTTACTACTGTATAAGCTGCAACCGCGCCATTCATTAAATATTGCGCTGCTGCTGTAAGTGCTAAAGATATTTTTTGCAAATTCATCGCAAGCGTAAACGTGCCAACCGCCACACCAGCCGCAAGTAGAAAAGGTGCAAGTCTTGTCATAACACCAATCAAACCTGTTACAAGAGATATAACAAATTGTAAAGGTGCAAGAGATAGATTTATAACTGATGCAAACAAATCAATAACAGAAATAGCTTTATTGCCTGCGCCAAAAATACCACCAATCGCTGCTATAAAACCATAAACGGCTTTACCAAGGTTATAGAAAGCCGTTCCAATAGGCGTGAAAGCATCTAAAAGCTTAAAAAATGTTACTAATAACCCATTTTTGACAGTGGCTGTTACTACTTTCAAATCGTTACCAAAAGCAATTGATTTCTTTGAGATGTTTACCTGCGATATTGCAAGCTCTTTGTTAGCATCCAATAACTTTTGTGTTTGCTGTGCATTTTCGCTTATTGCGTCACCTGCTGCAACAAAACTTTCCGGAAATTCTTTAACCTTTTCTAAGTAGGTATTCACATCACCTCTACCTTCAACCAATGTCTTTTCAATACTACCTAAGGCCTGCTCAAAACTTATACCCATTTTCTTGCTTAGCGCACCTGCTGCCTCGCTTATTGTTTTGGCATCAGTACTAAATGTATCGGCCAAAGCTTTTGTTTGTCCTGTGAGCTTATCTAAGTCTTCACCATAGGCACCCGAAAATGTTTTGACAGTGTTTTGTGTTTCAATTATTTTTTGGTTAAATTCATCAAGGGATTTCATTGCCTGCCCTATCAGCTTGGCACCTTGAAAAGCAAGAAAGCCACCTATCAACGCTTTGCCAAAAACATTAAGACCGCCCTCGGCATTTTTGAGTGATTGGCTAAAGTTTTCAAAGCCTGGTATTACCTGCTCTAATCCTTTTATAATTTTACCTATACCCTTCGGATAGTTACCAACATTTCTTTGAAACTGCCCTATTGAACCATCTATCTTTTTTAGTTCTTTATCAAGGCCTTGAATTTTTGCTTTTAGCTCCTGCCCCTTTGCGCTGTCACGCTCTGCAGCAGATAGGTTTTTGTAGGATTTCTTAAGGTCAACCAATTCTTGATTAAGGGCATAGTAAGAACCCTCCGCTTGCTTTGTAGCTTCAGCGGATTTAATGAAATCTTTCTGCTCTTTCTTAGCTTTTTTTAATTCCTCTGATGTTGTTGCTATTTGATTTCTAAGCTTTATATATTCATCACTTCCAACAGATGTACCTTTCAATTCTGTATTCAGCTTTTGTATTTCTTGCTCTAATCCAACAACCTGCTTGGTGATATCGCTAAGGCCATCAATTTCTATTGTTAATGCTATCGTTTTTGCCATTGTCTTTTTTATTTGTATAATTTATCAATCTCGCTCAACATTGCCTGGATAACTTCCTTCCTAAATTTTGGATTTATCAGCAGATCAGCATTGGCAGAATTATCAAAGAATCCTATCTCAAACAACATAGCCGGCATTGATGTGTATGTTGTTTCATCCAAAGCATTTGAATGCACTAACTGCGCTCTGCGCTTGCTGCCCCATCTGTCGAAAACAGATTGAACGGCCTTGCAAATAACATCAGCATTCTTAGCTGTTTCAGTTCCTAACTTATAAACAAAAACACTCACACCCTCGGCATATGTTTGTGGCCCTGTTATGCTTCCTGCTGCATTGGCATGAAAAGAAATCCAAAGTGCCGGCATACCTATAACAGATTTGTTGCCAAATGTAATTCTTTCAATTCGCTTGGTATCTTTTACCTGGTCATAAACAGCCAAAGTATTATACCCCATTTTTTGAGCTTCAATAATAAATTCGTTGGCAATGTCACGGTTGAAAACACCTTCATAGAACCAACTGCCAAAGTGGTAAGTTTTGCCGTTCATGTGAAGCGTTTGTTTGCCATCAAGTTTATTTGTCATGTTGTTGCCTTTGTCATCCATGCCGCCATGACCAGCGTTTACAAGTAATATTGTGTTTTTCATTATGCTAAGGGGTTTACGATTCCTATGATGTTGCTAAATTGCGTACTATTTATATCGGGATTTGCCGGATACTGTTCTAATACTAACATTGTTTTTGTGCTGCTATCGGACTGCGCACTATAACCATCAATTTTTTGCAGTACCCATTCATTGCCATCAATCAAAAGCTTATTTCTAAAGCTTAAGCTGTTAATGGTAAGCAGATCCCAAAAATAATAACATTCTAAACGCTTTCCAATGCGTTTTCTTGCATATTCTTGCATCCAAAACGATTCAAACAAGCCAAACACTTCAACATTCTGCACTATTTCCGTAGCAAAGCTAAGAGAAAACTCTAATGGATTGTTGTAATTGACCATAAATGATAGCGGAGGAGAAACATCAACAGCTCCACCAAAAGTAGATACAAATTTTGAATCAGTTGCTACGTCATTTCTCCATCCGACAAAGTACAATATTCTTGGCTGTATATCACCATTTACTTCCGTTGCCGTTGGGTCTAATTCGTAATTTGTTGGATAGATTAACGGGATTTGCAAGGGGAACGTCGCTGTCGCGCCTTGCACCTCAGAATCATTCGTATGTATCGTTTTTGCAAAGAACGGGTTTTCATTATTGTCCGTCTTATCATTGAACCTCTGCGGTGGTAAAGTATATTGACTGCCATAGATACCTATTGGATTGTTGCCTTGTCTTACTTTTTCTGTTTCACTATCGGTAATATATTCAAAATTTGTTATTTCAGGAACATTTGTTACATTGAAAAGCTCGCCTTCACGCTGCAAATCTAAGCTTTGCGTTGAATCCGTTGTAGGTCTTACATAAAAGCCTTCACGCACTTCTTTTGTTACTGTTGTAGGTGCTTCGTTTTGTTGGTATAGGTATGCATCCGCTGGCTCAATTCTTATTGTTTGCGACTGTGGATTTGCCTCAAAACGTAAATTGAACATATGCTTCAATCCTTTTATCAAATCAAGGAAGCTCCAATCTTTAACAAGGTATTGAAAAGCAAGTATTGAACCAAAGGCAAACTCTGCCTCACCAATGATGTTCATGGTAAAGGAATACAATGTACTTACATCTGTACCACCAAAGCTATGCAAAAGGCTCAGCGTATCACCTGCGGCAAGATAAACAACAGGGTAAGTTACTGCGCCTGAATTATTACCACTTACTGGGGAAAAAATACCACCAAAATCAATACCTTGTAAGTTTATATATTGTATTCCACCATTTATAGTTGCGCCCATTGTAAGGCTGTATGTTCCAACTGTATTTACTACCTGCGCACTAACTGATACTAAATAATATCCAGTGAATGGGGCTACATAAAAGCCTGTTGCTACGTTGTATGGTGTGGCAAGATTTGGTTGTACGTAATTTGGAAAAACATAAGTATTACCATTTACATTTGCATTTATTGGTGGTTGTTCTAATTGAACATTTAGATAATCCTCACTAAACTGCTCCGGGTATCTTTCAACCATTGGCATCGGCAATATCAACCGCTTGAAAACATCAGTATCCAAAAAGTCTGATTGAATAGTATAGCCTATCAAATCAAAAGCTTTGTCAATAATAGAACGGATAAAAAGAAAAGGGGTGAACTCATCAATACCAACTTCACCAGGTACATTCCACTCCTTCCACTTTATCAAAGTGAAACCATGATAATCGCCATTGTCATATTCTGCTGTCCATCCGGAAAGAACGGCAGCAGTATCATAGATGACATCAGCAAAGTCAAGGTCACGCAAAAAAACATCTTTTAGTCTTATAGTCCAATCTGCATTGTTGCCGTACAAATCAACTTTGTATGTGCGAGCTTTGAAACGGTACCTATCTGACATCAATACACCGCTTTGCAGCTCACATTGACCAGCCAAAATATTTATTCCACCATCCTCAAAAACAAAAGGTTTTAGTATCGCTGCCGTTTGAGTATTATCTGTTCCTGCTGCATACCAATCTTCAAACAGTGCGTCATTCGTTCCGGTACTTGGCAGGTCAACCGACCGCTTAGAATAGGCACCGGAAACAAAACCCTCATCACTCACTTCGTAAACAAGGGAATAGGTTAAACCGCTTTCGGGCAAATCCACAACCGTTGTACCTATTGTTAATCTACGATACATATTTGATATAAATATTTGAATCCTTTGTATAAATTTTAAGAACATCTAAGGATAGATCGAAGTCACCGTTCAACTTTTCAGAATTACCAAAAACAAATTTGGTTTCAAGTGTTTCCGGAACGTACAAATAACCAATCAGAATAGATCCGTTTATCTCATAAGTTACATCAATATGTTTGTAGCCTGTAAATACAGTAACATCACCAAAAGTTATCGTTTCGGGGAATTGCATAGTAAAAACATTAGCGTAAAATACTGCACTATCTGCCGGGTAGACTGTATTGGCAAGCGTGCTATATCCTGCATAATCTAAAATCATATTCTGTGAGTAATGATATCTTGTGAAAAATTAAGAACAAAATCTACTTCAAACAATCCTACTTTCTTCTTTTCAATGATGTCAGTGTCAGAAATCCAACAGCGCCAGTACTGTGAGCTGTCATCAGGATTAACAAGGTAAACCTCAACAGAATAAAACAATTCCTTCAACCAAATCATTTCAGAATTGGTCATCAGCTTGGTGCACTTATATGCTTTTGATGCCTGAATGTTTGTTCTCGCTCGGCCGTAATCGTCTTGGCTGTGCGGCCATGCAAGTGGCTTTTGAAATAAATCAGATGTTACACCAATGCCCAATTCTTGATAAGGGAAATCATAATTGTCAACACCACCCAAAGCATTTGTCCAGTACAATCTTAACTTCTTGCCACACTGCTCTTCAAAGGTATAGGTAAATAGTTCAGAATTAGCAACAAATGAAATTCCACCAAGAAACAAAATGCCTAAGCCACCCTGAATAGTATAATAAGCGGCTCCTGCCCAATCAGGTGGAACACTGCCAAAATATTCAGCCAATGGTATTGCATCAAGCTGTATCTTTCCAACACCAAAAGTATTCATTTCAAATGGTGCAAGGTAAAGCGTGCGAGGGTAAGTTCTGCTAAGTTCAAGACCAGAACTATCATATGTCACAACTTCTAAAAAATTCCATTGGCCCAAAAATGATAAAAACAGATTTTCAGTAGTGCTTATTGATCTGCTCTTTGGACTATTGGTTAAGAATCTTTTCAATGGTGTAACGTATGGCACTCCCAAAAATTCATCAAGGCTCATGTCCTCACCGTTCTGTCTTGTGGTGATGCAGGCATATTGGGTACCTGAATAATCAATTAGCGGAAATGTATTTATTTTACCATCAATGCTGCTTCTATATTCGTAATTAAATGTAACAGTAAATTCTACAAAGCTATCAGTATTCTCAATCCGGGTATCTGCATTCAAATCTCCAAAGGTTGAGCGCCTTGAACGTTTGGTTAAATATCTTTGCAGGTACTGCTGAACATCTACATAAAAGTAGTATTCAAGAAACCCAGGAGTAAGAGAAGCAACAACCGTATAAGGTGCAACCCTACCATAAATAATTTGGCTGCCAATGAAAATTTCAAAAAAGCAGTTAACTATTGGATTTGCAGCATCTGATGTGTGCATTACCTGCCACACTATTGGCCTGTATGCAGTTGTTGGGTTGTATGTAGGTGATGAGATTAAGGCCATTATGGGTAAAGTTCGTTGTATCTGTTTACATAATAAGTATCAAAGTCCTGAGCACTGGCAAATGTTTCTTGGCAAATGTTGGCCATCACTTCTTTCTTAGCTTGATTTGCTGCGTTGTAAGCAGTGTTTAAACTTGCCGGAATGATAAAGGCTACATAAGCAGAAACAGCCAATGCCTTAGCTATCTGTGTGCCGCCTTGCGCATCAATTGCATCCTGGTAATCATCACGTAAAGTTTCACTATCAGAACTGCTTAACAATATTAAATTAAATTTCTTCTCTGTCATGGTCTTATGTTTTCTATGATTGCGTTTATTTGTGCTTCAAAAATTGCTTGCGCCCAATCTTCGGCAAAGCGTTCAATGTCTGCATCCGTTGCATCAATTGTTTTTTGTATAAATTTTGTAGGTCCGGCAACAGGCATACCTACCTTCTTATGTTTCTTGGCGATGGCAAAAGCAATGCCTAAACTTTTTCTGTTGTCAGTGATGCCCAATTTCAACTGTGCAAATCTTTGTAAGCCTTCAATATACTTACTCCGACCGCCTCGCCCTGATGGGTCAGTAAAGGGTATTTTTTCGGGAGGAACACCTTGGTCTAATGCTATGCCGTAATCATTAAGCCAAATTTCAATCTTCCTTCCTGTAATGGTACTCAATATTCTGCTTTCAACACTTTCTTCCAGGCTACCAGTCATCACGTGATTGGCAATTCTTATCTGCTGTTGCATTTCCTGCACTAACAAGGCCGCTAAGTTTTCTAAAAGTATGTTTGCGCTTTCCATTTATTGTTGGTCACTACAAATATAAAGATTTGTTGAATAGTCATCTGTAAGCGTTGGCTTTGCTATCGGAATATTAAGTGTATAGTAAATTTTACGAACACCACCACCTGTATTAAAATCAGCATAAACTTCCATTTTGTAAAATATTTCTGTCAAACTTGGGTCTATATTATTGCAATACAGAGCATAGCCAATTGTTATATTACTACCAACCTGCGCATTATTGCTGTCTACAAAACTATTTATATTTATTATTAAGTTACCGACATAAAAGGGATTCGCTAAAATTTCAGCAATGAAATCAGTTAGATCACTGTTGGCATCCCAAAGGCCACCAGCTATGCCGGTACCAACCACAACTGATGAACCAAGGCCAATTACAGGGCAATAGTTCAGATTTGCTTCATAGTCAAAATTACCAATATCGCTAAGAGATTCAGGAAGGAAAGAAATATCAAGGTTATCATTAGAACAAACAGCAGGGAAAACCAAATCAAACATTACCCTAACACTGCGAGTATCTGCAGTAAATCGGTAAGGGTCAAACTCAATCTTGTAATTTCCAACATTAAACGGTGGATTTGATACCTCACTATATTGCAGTAGGTACTGCATAATGAACTTGCTGTAATTTTCCAATCTGTTTTCAACTTCAATGGTGGTAGATGTTTCATAACCAAGAAGACCTGACTGATAGCCGTATGTATCAGTTAGCAAAAATTCAACATTGTAAGTGTCATAAATTGCCTGAGTGCTGTTTTCCATTGCCCGGCTGTTCAATGTCGGAGGCAACAATAGCAAATAAGGGAACATTCGCCCTGTACTTGCTAAATGGTCAAAGTTGTTCTGTATGTTGATATTCATATCTGAAGGGTACCCGTAATGATAAAATTTGAAATTTACATCATTTTGGACAATCAGGTTGAATAGATTTGAGAGCTGTGATATGGTCATTTTTCTTTCATTAAATTACTTTCAAATTCATTTTTGGCACTCTGCAAACTAAGAAAAGCAAAAGCAGTATATAATGGCAATTTTGCAGCTTCTTTAAGTTTTAAAACATCACCACCTGCCAGGGTAACAAACGTGTTAAACCATCCGTACGGCTCAATCAATTCTTTGACTCCTGCTTTAATGCTGCGAGGGTCTGGCTCGTCGTAAAGATTTGGAAATCTATCGCTGATTTCTCGCTTAACCTGTTCAAAAAAAAACCTACTTGCATCGCATCATAAGCTGTCATTTTCTCACCAAACAGTTCTGCCCTTTTTTCTATATCGTAGCTGTCAAAAGTTTCCCCTTCCTTCCGGCAAAGTATTGCTGCTATCTTTGGCAATACTTTATAGTTGCCGTTTACATATTCTTGCATCTGCTTTTCGTACTCATTTGACTCGGCAAAATCTTCAATTGTGCTGTCAGTCATCAAACGCTTTGGAAGGTAGTATATTTCATCCAATAAATTAAAGCAATTAAATGTAATATCTTCTTCAGGCATCAAATGTTTTTGATGTAGCATATAAGAACCATAGATATCTTCAACCTTACACTTGCGGACAAACTCCAATGGGCACCCAGTCCAAAAGGTTATTGATTCGGCATAATAGTCCAACCAAGTAGCCAAATCAATGTTGTCTTGCTTCGGTTCTTTTATTTGCGCAAATTCAAGAAACTCAATAATTTTATTTATTGTAATGTCTTTGGATGTGGGGAGCTGGTATTTGATACCGCCAATTCTAATATCAATCATTTTTTATCTTTTTGAATTTGATAGGTTTTTTTTCTGCAGGCAGTGTTGCTTCAAAATATTCTTTACCCTGCTTGCTCAGTATTGATTCATCAATTTGCATCTTCTCACAGATTCTTCTGCCAGCAACAAGCGCACGAAGTAAGGCCCTCGTTTGCATGGTAAACTTTACTGTGTTGTCTTCAATCTCCTGAATAAGAGATTCAAGCTTCTCTTTGGTTTTTGTTGGGTTCATCTTAGAATATTGTGAATTTGTTTGATAATCCTTTTGATAGTTTTGACATTGCAGCGTATCTCATGGCATCAAGTGAGTGATCGTATTCTTTTATTGGTTCGCTTAGTGGCCTGCCATCAGCGTCTTCTTTATACCGGTAGTTGCTTAATTCCGTTGCTATATCGTTTGAACCTTCAACAACAAACAATTCAAATTCATTTAGCGCACTAATGCCGTACTGAATAGAATCGGGTCCCTTAGTTGCTTTTTTAACATTCAATTTATGTTTGTTCTTTAAGTGGTCTATCAAAATTGGGTCAGCACTATCTGCTATTATTTCCGCTTTTGGTGATGCTATTGTTCTTTGTATTTCCGCTCCTAAGGCATCAATGCCCATGCCCCTTTGATATATCAATTGTCTTACATAAATATGTTTCAGTTCAACATTTATCTTCACCTCAACCAATGCAGCAGGGCTTGTGCTGTAACCAAAGTCAAGGCCATAGATCGGTTCAATTTTTATAGCATTATAATCGGCACCTAAAATATTATTCCATCTCGGGTAAACCAAACCACCTTCAAATGGCCTCGGGTCTTGTTGGTACATGGCTTGAAACGCTCGCGGATTTGCACCCCTAAATTGATTTAACTTTTCAAGACTGTGACGTTCTGACCAAAGTGCTTCCCCAATTTTTCTTGGGTCTTGATTGTGTTTATCAGGGCTTTCCAATATACCGGGCAAAGTTAAAATACACCAACTTTTATCTTTGTTCATTTCCTTTATCATTCGACCGCTCAAATCATCTTCATGCCATCGTGTTTGAGTGATTAGTTGTTGGCTATTGTTGTGCATACGAGTTAAAAAAACCTGTGTGTACCAAGACCAAACCCTTGCTCTATATGTTATACTATTTGCTTCAACTGCATCCTTTACAGGGTCATCTATTATTCCAATATCTACCGCCGTACCGGTAAGCGAACCACCAACACCAACAGATTTATAAAAACCTTTTGCACCTACCACTTCAAACACATCAGCATTTCTAAGAAAAGAACCTTTTGCCGATGTCTTAACATTTGAAGCGTTTAGGTAGGTATCCGGAAAGATGTCATGGTAAAGTTTGTCATCAATAATTCTTTGCACGTCACGATTAAAAGAACGGCTTAAATCAGCAGAATATGAACAGCCAACAATTTTCAAATTAGGATTAAGACCAAGCAAATAAGCTGGCAACCTGCGAGATGTCAATTCAGATTTACCATGCTGCGGAGGCATAAAAACCATCAGCTTTCTAATCTTTCCTTCTGCAAATTGTTGCAAGTGATCAACCAATAATTGATGGTGCCAATTGAAAATATAATCAGGCTTTGTTGCTTGCACGAATCTTCCAAAATCCCTCCTATTCAGTTCCTTCTGAATCTCCTGCAAGTTTAGCAAGTTCTTCAAGTTTTTTGAGGTCATCAGTGCTAAGTTTTGAAAAGTTCATGTTCTCAGTTTTGATTGGGCCACCAGCTTCCCCCGTTACCTCAGATTTTGTAACGCTCAACCTTCTAAGCTCTTCCTCATCGGCAGTAAGCTTATAAAGCATAAGCTCAGCAGTAACATTTTCGGAATCTTCCCAGCGTTTGCGGATTTTTACTTTTGTTTTTACCCGATTATCCGCCAAGGTCTGCAAAATGTCTTCATCTTCGTTCATTTTGTTATTAAAAAACGCTGAATAGGTACATGGCAAATAACAAACAACCTCTGTCATAAACAAAAGTTTGTGCTTTTCTGTGGCTTCAATCGCCATTTCTTTCATTTTCACCCAGTCGTAGTATGGCATAGCTGTTTTATTTTTATCAAAAGTACATTTTTTTGCACAAATTTACAAATGAATACTATAAATGTTTTTTGTTTCAGTTTGTTTTATATAGTTTTACATTATTAAATAATCTTTAAATAAAACTAAAAATGGTAAAACGAGATTCTTATTCAAATGATGCTGATTATGAATTAGCATTGGAAACTTACACTGAAATTGTAGGCCAAAACAAAAACAAGATCATTGCAATATCTGGGCCATCATTGGTTTTTGATACGCTTTCAGCATTTTGTAAAAAGAACGGTTACAAAGTATCAAAATTTGCTGTTGAGGCAATTAAAGAAAAAATTAAGAACGATGAAAAAACGTTTTGATATTACAGACAACCAAAGTTTTGAAGATGCTAACACGTCTGAAAAGTTTAGCGGGCCGCCTGCGCTTTGGGAAAGGTTAAAGCGTTATTGCAAATCAGCAGGCATAAAATATAGCAGGTTTGTTTGTGCTGCAATTTTAGAAAAGCTAAATAGAGAAGACTATGAATAAAGAAACAATTATAACAAGCATTCAGATAGGTGCCTTTGCACTTCTTGGCGGTCTGCTTTGCTTAAAGCCTACACACGTGATTCATAAAGAAACTGTTATTGTTTATCGGGACACCTGTGATTCGGAGTTTATCCGCAAAATTGCACAAATTGAAACAGGTGGAATTGATAGCACAGTTGCCGAGAATGGCCAAGGTCGGGGAAGGTTCGGAATCTATGATGTTTGCGTGACCGGTACTGGTTTAAAATCTTTGCTTGGCTTCACTCATGCAGACATGAACAACCCCGAAATGTCAACGGCCGTATTTTGGGCCATGATGGGTATTTTCTGCCACCTTCACCATCAGAAGCATGGAATGTACCCAACCTATGAAGAACTTGCACGCAAATGGGCAGGTGGGCCAAATGGCGATGAGAAACAAACAACATTGAAGTACCTTGCTAAATATAGAACTTTATGAAATTAGGACTGATAAAAGTTTGCCCGGATCCTGGATGTGAAGCTGTTTATCACAATTGCCCTAAAAAGCATACAAAGTGTAATGATTGCGGCGGTAACATTATGGAAATAAACCAAGATACTTTTTGGAAGAAATTTTCTAATAATTGGTTTCAATATGACTTTTTGACAATGGATTACTTTAGGCCGCAAATCCAAACTAACCAACTAACTTTAGAACTATGAAAAGTGAAAACCTTAGATACATCATATTCGCAATTGACAGCAAAGAAAAACAGCATGATGGTAAAATATTTGCATCCTATCAAGAAGCAAAAGAATATGCAGCGGATCTGATAGCCGATAAATTTGCAGACAAAACCGTGATAGGAATGTTTCACCTGGATAAAGATTCAAAAGAAATGTTCATATCGCAAATCGAAACCATAGGATTTGCAGGAGATAAAAAAAACGTGAACCAATTAAACCTATTTAGCCAATCATGAAACAGATTACATTCAAAGAAAAACGAATAACAGAATATACCGGGGCAATGGCACAGCTTTACAGCACTGCCAAAAAATACCCGGTACTGAGCAAGGAAGAAGAAGCGACCGCAACAGTTGACCAGCTAATCAATCACAATCTGTTGTTTGTTATATCCGTTGCAAAAAGGTACCAGCATTCAAACGTTGATATCTTAGACCTAATACAAGAAGGCCGCATTGGCCTTATCAAAGCTGCCCGAAGCTACGACAGTAGTTTTGGCTTTCGCTTTATTTCTTATGCCGTCACAAAAATTCAAGCTGAGATAATCAGATTCATTGAATCAAAATGCGATACGCTAAGAATACCCGACGCATTGCACAGGGTTAGTTGGAAGCTCGAAAATAATCAGAAAGAATTTGAAACATTGGCAGAAACTGCCGAGCGTTTAGGAATAACCAAAGTTAATCTGCATAATCATATCAATAGGAAAAAGTTAGTTTCTTTTAGTGCTGAAGATTCCGAAGGTGAAACTTATGTTGATGTGCCTGGTGATCTGCATGCAGATTCAATAACGATGCAGAATGATTTAAGCAACATCATCAATATGGCTATTCAGAAGCTGCCCAACCGTGAACAATCAATAATAAACCTGAGATTCTTCAATAACTTTTGCTTATTAGATGTTGCAGAAAAAGTAGGATTAAGCAGTGAGCGTGTAAGGCAAATTGAAATGATAGCATTGAAAAAATTAAAAGTGTTAATTGCAGAATCAATATAAAAAAAAGGCTATCCGGTATGGGTAGCCTTTTTAGTTTTATAATGGATTAAAATTGTAATTCCTTTGGTCGTATTCTGAAAGCTGCTTTATTTCTTCTTCAGATATTTTAAAAAGAAATTGCATATCATCAATATTCCAAGCAATTATATTTTGATTTGGGTAAATATGATTTTTTAACTTATTCAAATCGGCTAAATGAACATGCCCTGTTTTATCATCAACAAAAATAAGATAAAACGGTACGCTGGTAGTTGCAGTAAAATTTAAATATTCGTTATAGCTTTTAATGTTTATCCCCTGAGCGTTCCATTTATTTAGCCTTGCTTTTGTTTTGACATCAATTGCAAGTACTTTTTCTTTATTGAAAGTGCAAAGCATATCAAAGTAATGTGCTTTGTCTTTTGTAAATGGGCAGTAAACAATCCATCCTTTTAGTTCTAAGTATTTGCGAATAATCTGTTCACCAAGTTCCCCTTTCTTTAAGGAAGTTTCAAATTTACCCATCAGAATTTGTTTACATCATTACCAAAAACTTCCCATCCGTTTCGTTTTTCTCTGCTAAAGTATTCAAGCCTTCTACCAAGCGTAACGCTTTCAATCATTTCAAAGAATGTATCAGGCTTCCTTGAATGTTCCCGTCTCGATTCGTTTAAAATATCCCTATAACTTGTATTTTGCCAGTATGGCTTCCCTTTAATTCCAACTAAACAAAACTCACATTGCATCCTAAACCATGCCCCCATTCCAATCTTTTCTTTATTCCACACCAAAGTAGCTTTATAATCAAGCCCCCACTTTTTTAATATTTCAAAAGCATCAGGCAAAAACTTGTGAGTAGTCCATAACAAGACAACAGCATTTTCCATCAAAGGAAGATTAATGTTTTTGATTTGTTCAATGCTCATTTCAGGATAAGGATTTGCAACTCTTCTTCCAACGGCATCAAAGGAAGTTATGTTTTTACTTTCACCCTCGTATGGCCAAGGTGGGTCGACGGAAATAACATCAAACAATCCTTCAAGTTTTGGTAATAATCCTTTTTCAATATCCTCAATTTGCTGTTCAATTACTTCAATGCGCTCCGCTTTCTTTTCTTCCTTCTTAATATCCTGATAAACTTGGTTAATCGAAAGCTCACCCGTTGATAACTTTTCTTTTACCTCAGGTGTAGCGGTTGCTTCAATTTTTTTAACCTTTCTAATTGTTTCGTGTGATACTTTAGCAATATCTCCAATTTTTTCATCAACTCTACCCTTGTCAAATGTTTGGCAAGGGTTGCCTCTTAACATCCTTTCCTTCGCCTTTTCGCTAAACACCGATTCAAGTTCTAAAGCCAAAACGCTTCTTTGATAGTTACTCAGGTTCCTTCTACCAAACTGGTTGTTAATCATCCATACCTTGACATCAGATTCACTTTCAAAGTGCTTAGGTTCCGTTTTAAATTCAAGGCCCCAACGCTGGGCAATCTCGTGCCGGTTGTGCCCATCAATAATAAAGCCGTTCCAGGTAACAATGGCCTCACGTATCCCTTCATCAAGGCAGTTAGTTTCAAGCTGGGCAAATTCTTCTTTGCTGAGTGGTGGAATCAGCTTTTTAAATTCTTCTTTAATCTTTAAATCTTGCATACATAGATACATTAAAAGGTAAAGCCTCACACTCTGTTAGGACTTCACTTCTAACATTGTGCAAGGCTTTTAAATCTTTAAGTTCTTATTGTGAAGTCGAACTATTATACTACAAATATACAATTCTTACTTTACAAATGCAAATAAAAAAGCCTGCTATCTTTCGACAACAGGCGCACGGAACATCTTAAAACTAAAACTATCAATGAAAAAACTGCAAGTGAATTTTGAAAAAGCGCATTCTCCCCAAAATGCGCTGTGAACCATTTATTAACCTGGTACAAATTTAGAATATAAAGTTCAATAAAAAAAATTTATTTGTAAATTTTCAAAGCCAGCATGAAAGCATCACGCTTATCCTGCTCACCTACCTGACCTTTGTAATTTGTCAATGTGATTTTGGCATCCTTAGCAATCGATCGAAAGATAACATCATTATCAATCTTGGCGCCTTTCTGAAGCGGTGAAACTTCGGTGACTGCATCAGGGAACAGCAAACGGCAGTAATCGGTTGTAATTTGGCTTATGGCTTGATTTTTCCCAGCATCCCTACTAACCTTAGCAATTACATTTATATTGCCTCTCATCTCAAATGTCGCATTTGTCAAGTTACTGTTTTCAATACAAAATTTATAATCAAGCTGCACTTCGGGAAAGATTTTATTTCCTTCCTTCATCAACCTAAGCCAACAAGCAAATTGTATAAAGCCTTTGAATATTTTAAAATCAGCCTCACCGCCTCCAATTATGCAGATTGCAAAACCTTTTTCCCTAAAGGATGGGTCTATTCCAATGAATTGTTTTAAAGTATCCATTTTTTATAAATTTGTAAGCTTTGATAATGATATTTTTACAACCCTACCCCGGTACCTAACCTGCGCATTATCCCCTTCCACGTTCACCAGTTCAACCAAGCCGGGCAGGCCTGCGCATTTGTAGTAGTGGCCTTTTATGTATTCTATCATATTTTATGAGATTGAACATATTCAAAAATCAATAATTTAGAAT